TTTAAGATGTCTGGATGATTTGTTCCTTTTACTTTGAATAGTTGTTCAAAATTCTTTTTGTTGATAAAGACTTCTACTTCAGTCTTAAACAAATATGTGAGACTCTGAGATCTCTTTAACCAATTCTGGTAATTAGACTCACCCGATTCAATAATTTCACCGATCCACAGTTTACTGGGATCACTACATTCAACAAAGTTGGCGAGAAAATATTGTTTGATTTCGTCATCACTCTTCTTTCGTGACATACGTTCAAAAAAATACCGATCCTTTCTCTTGTGGAAAGCCTCTTTAGATGCTCGAGACTTTCCACAATATTGAAAGTAGTCGTAGTTTTCCTTAGTGAAATGATTCTTGAATGCTAGGTATGTCTTATAAACATCTAGCGGTGTCATCATTAAAACATCAATTTAGCACGACTGGTTTTTTTGAGGAAGTTAAGTTGAATCGCTTCACACTTAAGTTTTTCCTTTAGGGGTTTTGAAATTAGTTTACCTACCGATTCAAACTCAATACCATTCTCTTCGCAATAAGTTACGATTGCTTCGATGTAGTTAATCCTTGAAGTCGCGACCAAATGTTCAATATCTTGTGCAAACTTTGACTGACAAAGAAACTTTTCTTTTATTAGTGAGTCTACTTTTTCAGTGTTTGGCATAAGATTAAGCGTGATGTTCGACGAACTCTCGGATGTACTTGGTAAGAAGTTTAATATAGTGACTTTTGTTGCGTTTTTCATAGACGTGACATTCTCCATTATCAGCTACCATAATGGTAATCAATTTTTCGACTGCAATTCCAGTCATTTCATAATACATACAAGCATAGGCTACTTCTTGAACAAAGTAGTTCTCAACCCATTTTTCAGGTTTGATTTTCTTAGATGTCTTAAAGTCAATGACTGCGAGTTCTCCTTCGTACTCCGCGATGCAATCAACGCGACCCGCAAGTCCAAGGTAATCACTATAGAGTGATTTTTCTAAAGCGTGTATATTATTTATACGGTCTAGAAAAGGTTTAGCCTTGAGAAAGAGAAACTTTGTAGTTGGTAGAGGTTTGAAATCGTCTACATTATTGTTCAACATATACTGTTCTACCAAATCATGAAACTTAGTTCCACGAGTAGTAGCAATCCGAGTAACTCTGTCTGCCTCTTCATTACCAACTCTCTTACGCCAATCTATAAAGGTTTGGCGTCCATAGAAACTGGTGATAGAGGTAATTGAAGGGTACATCTTACCAGAAGGAACCCGATAAAAACGAGTCCCTTCGATATTCTGTGCTTCTAAATCAACTTCATCTTTCAAATAATCAAGATGTTCAAACATTACATACCCATTGCTAGTTTAGTTACAATGTAGTTCTTGACAAGACCCGAACGTACAATGTCTTCGGTTCCAAATTCTACAGTTGAAAAATCGTATTCCATTGCACGAATAATTTTCATGAAATCAAGGATACCATTTTTTTCATTGGATCGGGTAAGGTCGGTTTGAGTGGCATCACCACAAAATACAATCTTACTATCTTCACCAATCCTTGTTATTATACTATCTAACTCGTGGAAGTTCAAGTTTTGCATTTCATCCACAACAACTACTGCCCTGTCTAGAGTAGTACCACGGATGAAACTCGTAGACCAGAATGAAATAGTTTCTTGTGCTTTAAGATTACCATAAAGCATCTCAAAGTCTGAGTCCGAAACAAGTTCAAACATATACTTCACCATATTCTTATATGGAATCTGATAAAGTGCAGCTTTGTCTTCGTGGTCTCCAGGAAGAAAACCAATCTCTCGCGTGGATACCAGAGATCTTACAATGTAAACTTTATCATATGGAGTTTCAGGGTCAAGAACATCTCTTAGTGCGTGATACAAAGCAATAAAAGTCTTACCAGTACCTGCGGCACCGTAAGCGAACATGTTCTTACCACTCTTATACTCATCAAAGAATTTTTTCTGATTGTCTGTTAGAGGATTAATGTCAACCATCAAATCAGTATTGATGGGTTTCTTACGTCTCATTTGTTTGGTACTCATACCAACACCAATGTTTCCGCCGTTGGACTTCTTTGATCTGGGCATATGCTGTTGGTTATAAAGGTTTTACGCGAGATCCAGGAGCTTTACCTGCCTTTTTCAAGACATCATTCCACCCTGGGTTTCTAGAGATCAGTTTATTCTGCCAATCCCCAACTTCTTGGGCGGCAGCACAACCTTTCGACCAGTCTTTATCCCAGTCGGGGTTGTCTTTTCTCCATTGATCGTAGTCCGTAATGGACATACTCAATTCTTGTTCTTCACCAGTTTTCAAATTCTTTACAGGATATGTGGGCATGATAAATTTAGGACTACAAAATTATTTAGTGGATGATTTTTGACAAACATAATTCTGTTCATCGACTTGTGTTACGTTCCAGTCTACAACTGGTTCCGCATAATAACTGTCACCTTTGTATCGTTTATATTTTTTGTTGTTTAGAATTGTATGGTGAGAAAGGATTGCATAGTCGATATTATCTTCAACATCATACCCCTTCTTTTCCATAAGAGTTCTTACCTTCTTTTCAATCTCCCCATTTTCATTATAAGCTTTGAAGTTCTCGATTCTCTTCTTATTGTCATGGGGCATGGCGAAGATAGTATTCTTCGACGCTTGAATTCTACGATGTTCTAGTCCTGAGAGCAAGAAACGATTTACAATCTCATCATCTTCCCAAGCAACAAACTCACCCATTGATTCATTATATCCACCAACTTTTGCATAGTTTTCTCTATTGACAAAGATAGTCCCCCAGATCGGCCGCAAACACTTATGTCCTGGGGAATATAAACCAGAGGCAAAACTAAACTCATCAACTTTAAATTCATCAAAGAAATTAAAGTATGGATTTAGAATCGTGTCTGAGTCCAGTTTCAAGATTTGATCTCCACTTGAAATCTTAAATGCAAGATTTAGTGGTTGAGGTTGATTAAAGTATTTTTGATCAGGAACATACACACGTTTGATCTTTGGACTGATCTTAGTTAAATGTTCTGAGGATTTGTCTGATGACCAGTCAACGAAAACGATTTCATCAATGTGGTCACTCATTGCCCACGATTGAATAGAAATGGATAGTGGATCCACCCTGTTCATACAGGCAGATATCACTGATACACTCATTTCTCTTTCTTTGTTGCAATGAAGTAATTTGATTCTACTTCTTTGGTTTTCCAGTCATACAACTTGAAGTTTGGTTGATCAAAGTCAATACCACCATAGTCGTATCGAGACTTGTCGATATATTCTTTAAGACCAAAGATTTCCATGTTCTTCTCTTTGTGTTGTTCAGTCAGATACTTGAACTTAGTCTTCTTGAGTTCCTTACTGTTGAGGATACCCATGATGCCAGGAGCGATCACTTCATCAATGCGATCTTTGTACCAGTGTCCAGTTTGTTTCTCAAAGACATCCAGGAACTCACGATCCTTTGCATATCCTTCAAAGTTAGAGATTCTAACCTCATCGTTATGTGGGATGTGGATTGCAGTCAGAACACGCATATCGATAGGACAACACGTATACCCCGCGGCCTGGAGTCTGATGGAGATTTCATCATCTTCTACCGCATAGTACTTACCCATCTTCTCATTGTAGCCACCGACCTTCTCAAAGTGCTCTCGGCGGACGTACAAGAGTCCCCAGATAGGATGAAGACACTCATCCCCAACATTATCATTCACGCCACTCACAAACGATTCATCATCAAAGATACCGTTGACGTGGAAGAAATTATAGTAAGGGTTCAGGATATGATCAGCATCAAACTTCAGAATAAATTCTCCTGTAGCCATAGACGCAGCAAGATTCAAGGGTTGGGGTTGATTGAAGAACTCTTCATCATTGACCCGAATCACCTTGATTCTATCATCTAGTTTTGTCAAGTGACTGATCTCCTCTTTAGAAGACCAGTCAACAATAATTATCTCTTTAATTTGATCAAACAATAACCAAGAAGAAAGGGATATCGTCAAAGGTTTGATTCTATCCCTACACGCACAAATAACAGAAACGGACATATTTAATACCTATTATCTTATATATTACCACTCTAAAGCGGTTGCAATCTCTGGGAATTGTTCGACAAAAATCTCACGACATCCTTCTGCAATGTCCATATGTTCTTTCTGAGTTCCGTGACCAGAGCGCAGATTTATATAATGAATCCATGATCTTACAGAGCCAGTCATGTAAATTCTTGTTGGCGTTGCGAGAGGTAAAATATTTCTAGCACATTCCTTAGCAACACCTCTCTCAAGCATCTGTTCGTACAGTGCAATTGCAGAGTCAAATAGAGTTTTAGTCTGCATCTCAAGGTTTTGAACCTCAAAGGGATCCATATCATCAGTACTATTTTGACGATTCTTAGTATCTTGACGACGGAACTCTGGCATCTGAATGGGATCGAGAGAAGTAGACGCAGCATAACGCTGAGAAAATTCTTGATATGTAAATGAACGGTGACGCAAAATTTGAGCCGCGATAGCTCTGGTAGTATTAATCTCCAGAGTCATATAAGCCTGTTCAAAGATTGACCAATGTTCGTGTTTGATGCAGTACTTAAGAAGACCTGCAGAGGTATCAAAGTTTAATTGATTGTTTGGATTGCTTACACGAGCGACATACGAAATAACTTCTTGCGCCGTTTTCTCAAGAAGTTCACCTGCACCTTGAGTCAGGGCGATAAGTTTGATTTGGTTTGTCATAGAATGTTTAGTCTGGGTATCCGTCGTCATCGTTGTCACTGTTGGCATATATGCTTGTCTCTGATTTTACCACATAAGCGTCTGGATCAGAATAGACTTCAGACTCTAGGAGATCAACCAGTGATTTAAGATTTCGGACGATTAATTTTAGTTTTTCTTTTTGCATAAAAAAACCTTGTTCTTATTTATTTTAACACAAAAAAAGGAGGTTGTCACCAACCCCCTAAAAACGATCTGTTAGACAAAACTTACTAATTAAGAATTTTCCTGCATACCTTTTTACACTCCTGTTGTCTTAGTATATCACACTCGATTAGACATTCATAGTAGTCACTGATTTTTTGCTCGTCCTCCCTCAAATCATCGATAGTACGTTCTAAATGTCGCCACTCGTCAAATTGAGCTCGGGATAGTAGATTGTGCATTTCCACTCCAATTTATTTTTTGAAAAGAATAAATTCTCAGATCATCTTTTCATCCCTAATTCTACACTTATATAGTAGAAATGTCATGATTTACACACAAATTAACTAAGTTTGTTATCTTTTATACGATAATACAAAAAAAGAAAGTATTTGTAATATTTTTTTGAAATATAAGTTAATAATTTATATTTCTTCTTCTTCTTATACGATATAGGATGGGTGCGGGTGGTTCCATCCAGTCTTCTATTTTATTAAAATTATCTTCATTATAAAAATCCTGTTGAATATACCATAACTTCCAGTGTTCATGTCCCTTTGATTGGTTACACGAACTACAACAACATACAATATTTTTTGTCATATCTGATCCACCTCTACAATGTGGAACAACATGATCTAGTGTTAGATTTTCTTCCGAACCACAATAGGCGCACTTATTATCCCAACTTTCTTTTATTCGGTCTTTCCACAATCGTCGAGCTTCGGATGAACTTGTTGTGTACAGGTTAAACAAGTATTCATCGGGCGATTGGAGAAGATCCATAAATGTTCGCAACGTATGAGTATTTAGTTTTTATAGACATAAAAAAAGAGAGGTATAAAACCTCTCCGTTAAGTAAGTTTACTAATCACTTAGTGTAAGTCTTACCGCGATAGCAGAATGTACCGTGGGCTTCCTTACTTTCTACACAACGGGTAGAATACTCAACACCACGATATGAGGTGTGGGTAATCTGTGCGTCGTGAAGTGCAGATGCTTTGTTGATCTGCTTTCTGATGAGATTAAGTGTATTCATGATTGTTACTCCTGAAGTTGGGTGAAAATTAACCTTCTCTCGTTTCCGAGGATCCGTTTTTTCCCGTTCCTTCAGTCGTTTGCGTCCCATGGGTAGCAATCAGGGGTTGATTCCTTCATGACCTCAATCAATTCCACCTTATATTCGGCAGGAATGTTCTCATTTGTTCTCATCCGAAACATAATTGAATCGGCTTGAGCACATGTGAGTTGTGAATAGAATAATAATTCTAACATAGGATGAACGGCTCCGTTCCGCGACTTACTTGCGTCCGATCTCTCGGATGAACGTCAGGTCTCATTATAGACCTCATACAATATTTAGTCAAGTGTCTTCGTATCAACACGAACACTTTATTCAGTCTTCTAACGCCTCTGGGGCAATACCAAATTCGTTTACTAGTTTCTCAACTGCAGTCTCCTGACCACTAAGTTTAGTGATTTCGTACATAGAAGACTTATTATACTTTTTAAGTTTTTTGTACTGTTTAATAATTTTGTTGATCTCACTAGTACGGATGTTGAGTTTTAACTCTTTATCTTCCTTATCCGTAAAACCCTTAAATCCATCACTCATCGTTTTTTCTTCTTTTCTTCGGTCGGTTTGTACCCGTACAGTTTGGGATTAGCTCTTCCTTCTGTCTGAGTAATGTTTATTAAGTCTTTTTTATATTTGTCATAATAGTGATCAAAGATTTCCACCTTTTTACCAGTGGAAACAATATCAAAGTGTGATGTTTCTCCCTGAATATATTCTACCAAGTAAGCACTAGTTGGTAGAGATTTGTCATCAGATAAAGTTGGATCACAGTCTTCGTGAATAACTTTCATTCAAGAACGTCCTCCCCATTGAATATCTGGATACGCTTCCTCGACTAGTTCTTGGGTGATCTTATACTTTGTTTGGAGTAGTTTATCCTTTACGAGGATAAGGATCTCTGCTTCTTTTGGATTAAGTTGTTCGCAGATATTGATAAACATCGTCTCTTTACGAAGGCGACTCATAGAATCGTTACCACCTTTCACAAAGTTATAGAGTTTATCCCACTCTTTACGGATACTAGAAGCGTTTACTTCACGATCTTCCTGTGCAGTAAGAGGCACTTCTCCGGGTGGAAGATCGGATTTTACAGTTTCATCAAAATTCCAGATGAAGACTGCTTTGATAAAGTTTTCGTTATATTGTTGAAGAATTTCAATCTTCTTTGCTTTGGTTCTCTCTGCAACAACTGCGGAAAGAATTTCATCGACTCTTGATGAAGGAGTGAGAACTACCTTCGGAGTCGATGATTTCTTAGCGGCAGGTTTACGAGTAGTAGTGGACTTACGTTTAGTTGTTGTCGTCGTCCTCTTCGTCGTAGTCATAATCGTTTTCAAATCGTACTGCTAAAATTTCATCAGGAATCACATTCCCATTTGCGTCAAACATCTCTGGATGTACAAATCCTAAATTTGGAGCGGAATAAACTACATGTTCTTTCCAAATCCAACCAATTATACCACCAATTAGTAGAAATATAAAGGTAATCATACAAAAAAGTGCAATTACGGGACCTGTCATAACTCGTTCCTCCGAGAGACTCTACTTAGTTTTTCTTATATCTGTAGAAAATTCAAAGTAAATATTAATCTCTCGTTTAAGGAGAGAAAACATTTTACCGAATTTCACATGAAATGTTTTCGATTTTTCAGGGGGTTTTTTTCTCCTTAATAATAGCTCCACACCTCTATTTATGTGCAACTCGTCATCCTTAGGATTCATGTTAATGACTTGGATTTGAGGTATAAAATAGTTTCCTTCGCACCTCCGAGGAGTTCATTATCACAAAGAACTTGTGGAAAGGTTGAACCATTTCCAAATTTATCATAGAATTCTTCGTTTGTGTAATCTTCCCCCAACTCATAAACTGTAGGATCTAAACCACATAGTTCAAGAGCCGTTTTTACCTGATAACAATGTGGACATGATTCTTTACTGTAGACAATAAATTTCATTTAAAAATACATACATGGGATAATTGTACTATGACTTCAATTTTCTGACAAGGTGTTCTGCCCAATCTTCCATTTTATCTGGATGAATTGCACGAATACCCTGTTCTTCCACGGCTTTCTCGATTGATTTGATCTCTTCGGAACAGAGTTCTTCTTTTTCTCTCTTAAAAGTCATAGTGCGTAAGTATCTAGTAGTATTTTATCTAGTAATGTCAGGGTTTCAACGATTTCGATCAAAATCGTAATAATACTTAGAGTGTTCCACTTCGTCTTTATAGAACTCCTGAGTCCAACCGTCATTGTAGGGCGAATTGGCTTGGATCTTCAAATTAAGATCTTCTTTATTGACGCGATCTGCTTCATGACACATAGCGTCAATTTCGGATTGATCGTACTGACTATATCTGGACATGTCTGGACTTTGACTTTCGCCGTTGACCAAAAAGATCATACGGTCAACTTCCAAAGCACGTTCTTGGTAGTGGTCAACATGACTCTTAAGAATTTGAATCAAGTCATCATGAAATTGTTTTGGAGTAACAGTTTCATCTTGAATATAATCGAACACCACATCATCTAGACGTTGTTTGCGTTGTTCTTCATACGT